GGCTCAGCATGAGTATACTTCCAAGGCTCTTCACCTTCAGAATACGGCGCTCTACAGCCGTCGATATTAACACAACCAAGGCCATGTTTAAGAGAATTGTCAAGATTTCTGCCTTCGATTGGTGCCCTAGCAAGAACAATAGGATCGTGCGCTGGTTTAAGAGTAGTTCCATACCCACTCCACGCGCCAGTTGGATCTAAGTCTTTCTTGGCAAAGATCTTTCCAACATTTTGATTCTTGGGAAATCCTTGGCCATGAAGATACATTAACTGATCGCGAATCTCGAACCCAGCATCTTCAATGTTTACCGCACCACGATGGTATGTTCTCGCACTAAAGAATGAAACCAAATGAGCGCCGGGCTTCAGAAGGCGAAGAATTGAGGCCCAAGCTTCGCGCCTGGGAACCTCATAATCCCAACCCTTACCTTTTACAGATACTCCATATGGCGGATCTGTTAATACACCGTCGAAGGAAATTCCTTCAAGCATATCGCATACTTCTTTAACATCGCCTTGAATAACTTTCCAGGTCATTTTTATTCCTTTATATCACTCTAAATTGATGTTACTTAAAACGAGAGTTTAGCCACTCTTGATTCTCTTTAGACCATTCTAGCAGTTCAGCAATACCTTCGTCAAAATCGCGGAACGGAACGAATCCAAATTCTTTTTTTGCTAACCAATAATCAATCGAATACCTTAGGTCATGTCCAAGCCTATCAGTGACATATTCTACATTGTCCCTGTAATCACCACCAACCGTATGATCAACAATATATTGGATTACGCCAACATTTGATAATTCACAATCACCACCAAAGTTATAAACTTCACCATATTCGCCGAATCTCAAAGCTAAGAAAATACCATGACAATGATCGGCAACATGAATCCAATCTCGAATATTCTCACCTTTTCCATATACTGGAACTTTTTCACCATTTAGAATCTTGCTGATAGCTTTCGGAATAAACTTTTCTGGATGTTGCCAAGGGCCATAATTATTAGAACAGCGAGTAATTACAACTGGAAACTTATAAGTCTCAAAATAAGCACGACACATTAAGTCTTGTGCCGCTTTTGATGCCGAATATGGACTGTTGGGTTGAATCTTGTGATCTTCCGTGAATGGACGATCGTTCTCACCCAATGTGCCATAAACCTCATCAGTGCTAACCTGCACGAAACATTCAATCTCGCCACACTGCCTACATGCTTCTAATAATGCATGAGTTGCATATGTATTAGAAACTGTAAAACTTAAGGGAGATTCAATAGAGTTATCGACATGAGATTCGGATGCAAAGTTAATTACTTGCTTAATTCCACGCTCTTTAAGCCACTCCTTCGTGATGCCAGAAATGCACCCGCGAAAAGTGTTCTCTTGTGGAAGTTAATTAAAGAATTCAATATCAGAGCACGCAGATAGCTTATCGGCATAATAAACCTTATCAAAGGTTTTGCCATAAATATCAATAAAATTGCGGGCAATAAAACCAGCAGCCCCAGTAATTAAAACATTATACATTTTAAATTCACTTTCCACTCAAGATCCTACTGCCAATTAAATCAACAGTAGAAGAGGTAATTGCGCCAAAAATAAAAGCCATAACAAATACAGTATCTTTATGTAGATTGTCAGTTAAATTTTGACCCGTCATAATAGCTAGCACAATTATAGCTACCGATACAACTGCAAATGAAAATTCTTTCATAAAAACTTCTCCTTAAAAAGCTCTTCGCCAACAACGTAAAATCTTTTGCCGTCTTTATTTTCTATACAGAGTATACCATAGCGTTTTCCAGCGCGCAAGCAATCAGTGTTAACTTTTTCAAATTCGTCAACACTGATTATTGGATCTTTTCTTGTTGATTGTAGTTTGACATCAATGACGAGATCTTCTGTCTTGAGATCTCCGTCATTGTGGATTCTGCCGGAGTTAAGTGTTGATTTAACCTTCTCCTCAACCTTAGCTGCCTTTTTAATGAGTGCAGATCTTTCACGGCTTTTCGTCTGCTTTTCAACCTGCTTCTCCTTCTTTTTTTCCGCTTTACGACTTGCCTTATTTTCCTCGATAATTGGATGCTTTATTGATTTATTTATTGGGTTATATAGATTATCTCCACTGCCGCTACAGCGATCACCGTCAAAACGACAATAGAAACATCTAGAATTGTTAAGACAATTGCTCGAAACACTACAACTCATTCCTCTAATCCAATATCCTTCATTTCTTGTATTAATGAAGCTAGAATACTTTTTTGTGCGCTAATTTTATTTATCAAACCCCTATGAAGAGTATCGAGTACATCGCGCTGATACCTCATGCCACTTGTTTCGCCCTCAATCCAAACTCTTCTTGCGTCGCCCTTAAAATCACCAGGAACGCGCTTAACGACTTCCATTTTTAGAAGTCTATATTCGCGTTCAGCCTTAGAGGCCAAAGTGGCCATGTCTGGAATACAAGAAAAAGTTCTCTGAATCTGAAGCCTAAGAATTGATATATTTTCAATCTCAATACTTTCGCGCCAGATCTTGTTGGCTTCGTTGATTTTGTCTTTGAATTGGTCTAAGTAATCCATATATCAATTATACCAACCCCATAAAAAAAGTCAAGGCCCCCATTTAGGGGGCCAAGACTACGTGGTCTACCCTTCAACCATATCTTTTAGATCACCACCAAGCCCAGTGGAACCTGAAGTTAGAGAGGATGCTTTATCGCCAGCCGCATCAGCGCTTCCACTCGAAACTTTTTGTTGCTGCATATTCATAGACTTATCAATAAGAGTTGGTACTTCTTCGCCGGTCTGGGGATCTAGGCCAATAATATCTTCGAATCTAACTAGACCATTATTAGTTCTAATTACCATAACCTTATTGATTTCATCAATCTCAAGTGAACGCATGCCAAGAAGTTCTCTTGCTTCTGCGACCGTGATACCAATTTCACCAAGAGCCCTTACTGCGTCAATGGAATCCTTAATTGCAAACTTTGATAAAGTACCAGGCTGGATCTCAAGATCCCTGTCATCAAGAAATTCGCGAATTAACTTATGTTGAATCTTATCAAAGACTAGCTTGTGTAATCTATCGACAGTATTACGCTTGAACGCTTTTTCTTCCGATGCTACGATTTCAGCATTTCCAAGACCTTGATCTGAACGAACACCAGCCATAGAAACGGGCACACCAAAACAAGAAAGGATTACATCTCTTCCGATAGCAGCCATTTCATCGAACTTGATATTTCCAATATATTTATTGCCATCAGATACTAATTCGGTACTACCTTCTAGTAATAAGATACGACCATAGTTCTTTGCACCAGAATAATGATCGCGCAAGAACTCGCGATTACGTTGAGCAACAAGCTCGTCAGCATCCATCTTAAAGATGGCACCTCCAGCAAATCCTTCTTCAAACCAATTGTTAATTGCCTGAAGCGACTGTGCGTTAGCTGTAATATGTCCCATCATTGAGTACATTCGGGGTTTACCGTACAGGAATGACTTCTCATTAGTATCCTTAAAGTGAATAATTTCATGTTCTAAGAAGATGTCGCCATTACGCATATCAACAACATCTTTTTGATAATAAGCACAGTGAAGGATGCCAAATTTGTCAATAAAAGGAATTACTCTAATCGTTTCTGGCGGCAGTGTGTAAATTGAATGAATCTCGCCAGACTTTGTGCGAATAATTTGCCAATAAGCATTTGCATATGTAGCGAGGTTTTCATATGTAGTGAGAAATAATTCATACCCAGTTTGATGAGGATTTGGGTAAGTTAATTTATCCATTAGCATCTCAACACGTTTATTCGCCGCCTTGGACTTATTTCGACCATTGGCTTTGCTAAATACCTGAAAAAGCGGGGTAGTTGATGCACAAGATGCTCCAATAGTTTTTACAGCTAAATCGGCCCAAGAGTTCTCATTAACAATAAGAGTCATTAGCTCAAGTGGATGAGCCAATGGAACACCTGTCTTGGCAGAATACTCCCTATTGTATACATCTTTTACATTTGGAATCTTAGTTGTCTTGGTTTCTTCAATTGAGGTAATACTAGGCTTCGAGGGAACTTCCCCAACGCTTTTAGGAAAGTTGTGAAGCTCTGTAGCTAATTCACGTTTGACTTGTTCATCATCGAATGGTTGCATTTAATTACCTCAAATAAAAGAGAATCCACTATTATTGCGCCTTGCTCTACAGGCATGGGCGCATATAATAGCAGAAGGGATGTCGTCGTGGTTATTTCGCCATGAACCCATAGCTGCGATTCTACCAGTTACTGGATTGTAGCCTAAATTATTAAACTGCTTGACCATTTCGTGATGCATTGGAGACTTCATTTTATGGCTTTCCATTTTATTCTTGATCTCAGTATACTCTTGGGCCTTGAAACTTGTAAAGAATGTTACTGGAAAAAGAAGATGTGAAATCTTTGTTTCCTTTAATCTGGATTCAAATGCCAATCCCATTCCGCCAGTTTTATCAAACCCGACTTTAGTTGCCATAAAGTATTGGGCTAGCTTACTAATATAGTCACACTGGGGGCCAACTTCCATTCCCTTCGGAAGAATCCTTAGGTATATCTGCTCCCATTCGTCGTTGTTAACACCCCAGACGGTGACGACTGAGCCGTCGTTCGCAATCGCGGGATCGAACCCGAGATAAATATGAGCATACTTCTCTTTGTAGTCTTTAGTGATTAAAGAAGAAGGACATTCATCACCTTGATACATTTCAAGCTCTGGAACTTTTGCAAACTCAATAGTATTATCAACAAATTTTCCATGCAGTAATTCTGAGTCAAATAGGACACTATCTTCGTCATCAACAAATTCGCAACAGTATTCCTGAAGAAATAATTTATGTGGCATTTTATTCATTAAGTCCATTTCCTCAACTGCTTTTTTTACGTGAGGAACTTCAGACCAATGGATCTTAATCAGCTTATCTGGCCTAACTCCAATAATCTCATTATCGTCATTATATTTTGGATTACAAAGATCGTAGAATAGATTATTTTTACCGCGAGGTGTTGATACTACTGTCATATTCCATCCCTTGGTTAATGATGGAAGTAGAGCGGCCCACATTTCTTCAGAATCCTTACGAGATAATACGCCGAACTCGTCAAGGAACACTTCCGCCGAATAGCCGCGAACAGTAGAGGGGTTAGATGGTAGGGAGATAATCTTAGTACCAGATGCGAAGTGAACTTCTGTTTCAGTTTCTTTTACAAGCTCTGGACGCATAAACTCAGGCATTGAGTTAATTACTTCTTTAACTTCTCGAAGCAGCTTAACGGACTGAAGATGTGAAGCGGAACAAATGAGAATGTTTGGAACAATGCCAAAATATGCTTTATGA